TTGCTTGGATGGCAGATGACAGCAGTCCCAAACCATTCTGAGCTAGGCTACCCAACAAGGAGGCAACTATTGGAATCATTCTTCTTCCTTTTTAAGCAAACGTCTGATGATGGCCTGTTGAGCCTTCACCTCTTGTTCTAGCATCAACATATTAAAGTACATAGATGCCATTAAATACAAAAACAAGGGAAGAATCAACATCACCACAATCAGGACGATGAGCAGTTTTAGGTTGCTTTCCTCATCATGCTGATTGACCACATTAGGAGGAGGAGGTACATAGAAACCAGACCCACTGCTCCGATTAATAGAGCTTTGTCCTGGAGATTGTTTAGCATTTGCCTTCGTTGCCATGCCGCTCTCCGAGCTTTCTCTTCTTGTATGACCCTCTCTTGCTCTTCCCCTTCCCGCAGACGGGCGTATTCTTCCTCAAACCTCGACCACACTGCACCCAGTGTAGGGTCTACATGATAGATAAGAAACTCACGCAGTTCAACAGCTTGTCTTTCTAACTCTATTTGGTTAAAGACATTTTCTAATGCTTGGGCTTTTAGGGATTTGGCCTTGGGAGGATTGCGCTTTTGTTCCTCCGCTTGCTTCTTGACCTCTTCATGGGCTTCAAAGAATTGGCCTATGTAACCAGAGATTTCCTTGGTTATCTTGTGAAGTTCACCACCTGTTTGCTTGATGTCCTTGTATAGCGCAACCCCTTGCTTTATTGCCGCAATAGCACCTAGAGCAAGGGTGAACGGGTCAATTTACAAGCCCTCACCTGGCATGATGTAAATTTTGGCATTTGCGTGTGGAGCAATAATCCGAACATAAATGGTTTTTGTGCTACTAGATTGTGGGCCAGTAAACACTTTTTCCGTATACGGAGCAATTGCAACCACGGACGAACTGTTACCCTCTGTTGGGACTATGGCAGTCACATTTGCTGTCTCGCCATAAGCCACAAACACAGGGTCATTTTTGTCGGTGTTAAATACCAAATACTGATTGACTGGGCTGACAGCAGTGACAGCCGCCACATTACCCTGTGTGTTGGCAGTAGTGGCAGTGACAACTACACAGTTGCCCATAGGCTGAAAGGCAATGTTATTAGCCATCAGTAAACCTTTCCACCACCACCAGAGGTAGGCGATTCCTTACGGGTAAAGTAATCGTTAGGCACGTTGTTTTTAAAGTTCCAGACGGACTGGAAACCACCTGCGGGGAGTTTGCCAGGGGTGAAGTCACCAGGCACACACATCTTGTTCTGTGTGATACCAGTGCCAACTTGAGCCTGTAACTTAGTTGTCTTGACTTTCGGAATCATGTCCATGTTTTTTCTCCTTTATCCTCACCAGCAGATAGCTGAATATTACATAAATTGCAAGAGTTGTCACCCTCTCCCACTTTGGTTCCCACATAACCCAACAGCCCAGACCAAAGGAGGTGAGCAGAGCAAGAATGGTAATTAAGCGGTCTGAGATGACCCCTAACGCTAGGCGAATGATTGCGGTTGCTTCCATGATTTTCCCTCTCTAATAATGGAATAACCATATTATCATGTCTCCTCGTCATCGTCACCAAATAACCCTGCACCGTACCCCTCGTCAGCATCCTTCATCTTCAAGGCTTCTAGCTTTAAGGCACGGTCTATAACCTTCATCTTGTCGGTTATGGAGGCGGTAGGGTCAAGCATGACAGCAGCCATCAACTCGTTGATAGCTTTCTCTAGCGCAGGGTTTATACCTTTCTCAGGCTTTTTCCTACTCATCGCTTCATCTTGCGGGGGGCAGAGCGTTTCATTTGCTTTGCCTGTTCTTTCATCATCATGCGGTTGTAGTCCTCAGATGCACGAACCTCATTCTCACCACCTTGGCGAGCCATGCGGTCAATATCAGCTTGTGTGGACTTACCCATAGATTGCTTGCCGTAGTTGTCTTTCATGATTTTCTGTCCTTCCTTTTGACTTTTCGTGCTGTCGTGAGTGCAATAGCAATAGCTTGCTTTTGCGGTTTACCCGCCTTCATCTCTCTGCGAATGTTGGCAGAAATGGTTTTCTGACTACTACCTTGTTTAAGTGGCATGACTACTCCTATTCTGCTGGACTTGGTGAACCAAAAAATCTTAGACCAATAGAAGGTACGCCTACAGCTACAGCCACACCAACCAAGATTCTTCTTGCCTTCGTTTGTGCGTCTGTTTGTGTTTTTAACAACTCAGCATCCCTCATAAACTCATCAAATTGTTTGCTAGAAATTAAATCTTTACTACGTAATTTTTTGATAGAAGCAGAAACAACAGTGGAAACTTTTGCGGGGTCTGTTGTCATATTTATTAGTGCCGCAGAATCATCCAAGGTGTTAATCAAATCCTGTTGTTGCTTTTGACGAGTCTCAAACGAGGCTTTCCTAGGAGGTTCTGCACTAGCTCTTTCCATACGACCTGCAAAAGATTCAGGTGTTTCTGCTGTTTTTAAAGCCTCTTGAAGTCTTGACGTAGCTTTTTCTGCTAAACCCTTTTCTGCTGTGAGTTTTTGTTCAGCAGTCTTTGCTGTCTGTGCAAACGTTTCAGCAGCTCCCTTTGCATCATCAACTGATTGTTGAGCAGAGCGTTGAGCATTACGCAAGGTATTGAACTCGTCATACAAACCTGTTTGACGCAAAGCTCTTTCATTTGACAAAACCCATGTTTCAAGAGACTTTGCAGTTGGGGCAACATCTTTGCCAAACAAGTCCTTAGTGAAATACAAACGAGCAGAGTCTTGCAGGTCAGGCCGTACTTGTAGCAGTCTGGTAAACACAGGGTTTCCAGCGTTTGCTTTACGGATGATGTATCCAGTCACCTCTGCTTCTGTCATGCGGTAGGCAGTGCTTACTGGGTCTTCATCTATGACCTTTTTAAGAGCACCGTTACGCTCAACAATATCAAGAGGACGAGACATTCTGCGGAACTCATCTATTGCTTTTCCGTAATCCTTATGAGTTGTCTTGGCTTTCATCATCAACTGGTTTTTGATGTTTTGTACTGTCCTTACAATTTCCTTGTCCAGCTTGCCATACTTCATCTCTTTGCCAGCAATGACTGAATCCAAGTATCCCTTCAAGGAATCTGTAGAACGCAAAGACAATGCTTGAGTTTTATCTGTTGCCAACTGGGATTTAATTTCAGCCAGCACATTTTGCAAGGTTGGATTTCTTGTCTGCTTCTCAAGTTTTTCAACACTTTCCTTGATGCCAGCAGTGTTTACGGTTGGTTTATCTCCAGCGGCTTGGAATACTGCTTCATACCCTGCGGCATCTTTTCTAGCTTTAAGGCCATCTTTTTGCAGAGTTTTGGTGGTGTTTTGCAAAAGCCTACCAATGTCATCAGCAGTCATACCTGGCTGAGAAGCCATTTGCTGTTCAATAGTGGTAAGCGCAGACTGTGTTCTTTGCACATCTTGTTGTGCAAGATTAGACATTTGTGCCGCACGTTGGCTTTCAGCTTCTGCTTTTGAAACTCTTGCGCCTAATTTCTCACGCACTGCAAGTTTCTCTGGAGCCATCTGCTGTGCGGCTTTTGTCGGGCTTTCAGGAACGGTATAACGCTCACTTACCCTTTGTTGGGCAACAGCGGGACGTTTACCCATTTGCTCAAGCACACGGTCAGTTATGTCTAACTGTTGTTTTGTAAGATTTCTTTGTTGCTCAATCAAGCCTGATGAACGAGCCTTCAAAGCATCAGCAAAGTTTTTTGTAGAACCACCAAATGCTGTTTTGATTAAGTCTGCACTTGTTGTGCCTAATTTTGTAGCAATGAGTCCAAGCGCACCAACAGAACTGGCGACACCAAGTTCTGTTAACTGTTGAGCCATATCAGAGCCACCAGCTTTCTCTACTTGATAACGAGAGAACTCAGCGGGTATGGCAGTAAGACCTGCTGCACCCATTGTGGTTGCTAATGCTTTACCTGTTTTTGGCATCAATGCTTCTGACAGCAAAGATGTGTATGGTGCTACTTTTGTTCCAGCAGTAGCCATCTGCAAACCTTTACCAACAAAAGCGGTGGCAGGAACAGCAGCGGCATACATGGATGCTTTTTCCATATATGAAGGCTCTCCCGCCATTACTGTTGGTTTGGGTGCTTTTGGATAGCCTCCAGTAGGAATCATCTCAGCCGCTGACGCACCTATGACGGGGCCTACTTCTGGTTTTTCAACAGCAGTTGCATCATCAAAATATTCACGAGATTTTTTTGGCTTGATAGATACTGGTTCATCTGCAAAATATTCACGGGCCATTATTTTTCCTCCCTGAAGAATTTGCCATTTTCATAACCATACTCGTATTTGTCTGGCTCATAAGACTTAGTTAAACGCATTGCATCTTGTTCTATATCACCTGTTGCTTGAGCGGGTCTAGAAGCGGCTGTCATTTCATAGTCAGCCAACTTGTTTGTTAAAACACGTTCTTTGTCACCTATCCAACTCAAAACTTCTGCTGTAGAACTACCCGCTCCTATGCTTGCTTTTCTCCAAGACTTCGCTTCATTGCCTGTCAAGGTTGCACCAAACATAGAGTGACGTTCTGGTAAGGCAACGTTCTCATACCTTCTCCACCAGTTCGCCATTTCTGGGTTACTAGCAAAACGTGCTTGAAATTTTGCGGCAGTGTCACCTACAACATCTGCTCCAAAATTAGCAAACTCAGGCTTGAAAGTATCTTTCAACCTTTGTATTTCATCAGTTAAGTTATTAATGCCTCGCACTTCTCCTCGTTCTTTAGGAGACAGTTTTCCTTCTTTATCCAGTCGAGATAACCTTGCTCGTTCATCTGCGGCAATCCTATCAAGTCTTGCTCTTTCATCCGCTCGTCTTTCACGTTCTGCGGCATCTGCTCTTCGATTGGCCTCTTGTGCAAGATTATTGTTAATTCCAACAAGTTTTTCCATGTCAACACTAACTTGCTCAAGAGCTTGTTGAGCCTTAACAACGCCCTGACGAGCAACCATAGCTTTAAGAACTGGAGAATCAGCTTCTGCCAAGGCCATAGTGACCATCAAGTCACCTCTTTCCTTGTCGTACTTCTTGACTTCCATAGCCTCTGTCAACGCTTTTTCTAGCGTGGCTACCTTTGCTTGCATGGCTTTGAAGTTCTTGTCGAACTCTATTTGCTCTCGCTTGTACAGGTCTGCTCTACCCTTTTGGTAACCTTCCAACATGCCGTTCATAGCAGACATAGACCGCTGTGCATTACTCTTGCCAACAAGCATTCCAACAATGTTAATAAGGGAGAACATGGCAGCTAAGTCAGTAGCAGTGTCTTTGGTAGGCACAAAAGCCATAGTAGACATTTCTTGACGAGCTTCTTCCAGAGTCTTTCTCTCTGGCATAGCCTTTACTTCTTGAGAAAACGTTTCTAAGTTTTCTGCCTTCATTTTTGCTTCTGTGGCTTTTTCTTCTCTCTTTGCTTTTTCTATAGCAATATCTGCTTCTCCAACATTAAAAGCTGCTTCTGCTTTTGCAGTTCCCAACTCACTAAGTACAGGGCCATATTCAGCAGGGCCAATCATCCCTTCTGGTGTAGGTTTGGGTTGTACCAATGCTGCCGTTTTAGGCAACTTTGGCATAACTGGCATTTTGGTGAAGTCACTAAGAGCAGAGGTAGCCATCATTAGCCTCCAGTTGTTGTTGTCTGTGTTGTTTGAGTAACTGTAGGCGTACCTGCCAACGTACGCATGATGTTGTTGAAGTAGCTAGAGGTCAGTTGATTTGCATACTGGTCAGCTTGCAAACCAGTTCTGATAGCACCAAGAGCAATCTGGTCACCAATACTGGTCAGCTTCATGCCGTAATCACTTTGCTGTTGCAGTAATTGATTACGAATAGCCTCTACCCTGGCGGCACTCTGTTGTGCGCCTACACCACCACGGGAAGAAGCGGCTTGTGCTGCCTGTGCTTGTGCAGCTTGTAACTGCTGTCTGGCAACAGGTGTGAGTTCACCAGCCTGTGCTTGACGCTGTAACTCTGCACCCTTTTGCAAGTAGGGAGCGGCAAGAGCTTCCATATCTTGTCTGCCACGCTGACCTTGCTCTGCGGCTTTTCTAGATGCTCTAGAACCAATAATTGCTTGAATGCCACCCAAACCAAGTCGTGCAAGCGTTTCCTCTTTCATTCCTGTGGCTTTTGACAAGCGAGACATAAATCCAGCATCGCTTGGCTTTAGAACATCAGTAAGGTCTGCTCTGCGGCTTCTGTCTTCTACAGGAACTTCACCAGCACCATATCCTCGTACAGCAAACAAATCAGGTGTGGGTTGTGCGCCTATAGATACTTCTGGCACAGGCCCAACTTGTGGAGCAGCCACAGAAGGAGCCATAAAAGAAGAATAGTCTGGCTGAGAAAACACACCAGTCGCAGATGCAGGGCCAGTTTCTATATTGCTTCCACGATAAACAGGCATCGTTGCAGGTTCTGTAAAAGCAAAGTTCTGTTCGTACTGCGGAACATAAGGCTGTGCTGTTGCTTGCTCACCATACATGTCATACGTGAATTCTTCTTGGAAAGAAGGAATACCTGTCTCTGGGTCAGGCATACCGCTACCACCTCTGTCTTTCAGCAGTTGTGCTTCTTCAGGTGTGATGTACGCAAGCATGTGGTTTTCAGGTGCTTTTGCTTGCAGCAAACGAGCAATCTGGCGCACATCTGCACCGACACGGGTCATGTTTTTAAGTGTTGCCATTTACAGTCCTAACGCATCTTTAAGACGCAAAGATTCTTCATTCCACACAGTTTTACGTTTCTTCCCAGATTCTTTACTCTCTATCTCACCCCTACCCCCTAATCCTACAGAAGTGCCTGTAGTTGTGCCAGCAGTAGGCACATTCTCTACAGATGTCCCCAGTGTTTGCGGCAAGGTAGTTGGTCTTGTACCACCATAAATATACAAATTGGGTCTGTAGAGTTTTTCTACGGGTGTACCTGTTTTGTCTTCTACAGGAGGCAATTCTGGCTCTTCGCTTGGTGTCGGAACAGGTTCTTCAACAGGTTCTTCAACAGGTGGCATTTCTTCTATCGGTGGTTCTTCACCAGTTCCTGGCTGTGCCGTAGTTGGTCGTGATGGCGTTCCACCGCCTGAAGGTTCTGATACATCTGCTGGCAAAGCAAGTGATGGCAATCTGCTTGGCGTACCTGGTTTTGGTCTAGGCACAGGCGCAGGTCTAACTGCGGGTTGTGCCGCAGGAGAGACAGATGGGGCAGGTGCAGGTTGTATCAATTTTAAGATGTCTGCGTCTGGATTTGGTGTAGTTGTAGGCGAAACAGATGGTCGTGGTGTTACGACAGGTGTTGGAGAAACAATCGCCGTACCTGGACTAACAGCAGGAGCGGGAGCAGGAGCAGGTGCTGGCGCAATAGTGCCATCTGGCAAATTTACTGTTGTGACATCTCTAGAGCCTGGCTGTATGTCTGTTCTTGGTAGCGGTTGTTTCAAACGCTGTATTTCTGCATCACGCAATCTGTTTTCAAATTCTTGTGATTTGAAATAGTCCATTTCTCCTTTATTCAACTCTGGAGAATATGTAAGTAACTCAAATCCAAGACCCAAAACTCTTGATATAGATGTTCCTGTTTTAAGCAAAGACTTTTCTAAAGAATCTAATTTTTCAACGTAATTAGGGTCGTTAGCAGCTTCTTGCACCAAGCGTAAAAGTGGCCTGTTTGCGTTTTCTAAGGCTCTTGCGTATGCTGACATCTCGGCAGCAGCCCCGCCTCCAGCAAGCATAACTTGGTTCAGTTCTTTTGTAATTAGGTCGTTTACTGTTTTTTCATAGTCAACACTTGCTGTGGGTTTTGCTTTTGCATCTGCCGCCGCTTTTTCTTTGGCAATACGTTCATTTTCTAATTGACTTGCATAAGCACCAGCCGCACCTGTTAACGCACCTTCAGCACCGCCAGTCACACCGCCACCAACAGCGGCTCCAGCAATATTACTTCCAGTTGCTGAAGCAGTAGCAGAACCTGCAATAGCACCTATCATGTTTCTTTCTATATCTGCCGCACTACCACCAGAAGCGGCTGTCTTTAATGCAGATGCACCAGCAGATGTGATGGCATCAGATACAGCAGGAATCTTGACAAGCTTGTTAATTTCAGTAGCAACACTAGGCGAACCTGTTTGAATAATCGCATTAACAGTAGCGTTCTTAATCGCATCTTCAAAATTAGCACCCTGCGCTATTTGCAAGGCCGCAGAAGCCATAGCAGTACCTACCGCATTTGATATAGCTGCGTTTGTGATTACGTTTGCCGCTGTCAGTTGTGCACCAATAGCATTACCTATACCTGGTAAAAAATATGCCAAGGCAAGAGAAAAGCCAGGAGCACTTAAAGCTCCACGTACAAAGTCTTTAAAGAAGCTATCTCTTGGATTGTCTCTTCTTTGTACATAGGCATAACCTTTTTGTGCGCCTGTATTGAACACATTTTGTATTTCATCTGTCGATATGTTTTTGCTCATCAAATAAGATGATGTGCTATTTATTATGGCTTTTTCATCTGGAGTAATTTGATTGGTCTGACCAAATCCTTCTCCTACAAGTTGTATTTGATTTTTTGCATATCCAACAGGGTCTTTTAAAGCTTCAGAAGTGGTAAACCACACTTGACCCAAAATTTCATTTTGTGTTGGCTCTATCCCATACTCTGCTCTGATAATAGCTGGAAGCTCTTTTAACCTTTGGTTCAATAATGGACGTAGATATGGAACAGAATCAAGTTGTTCATCTGTAACAGAGACATAACGAGGAGACTCCTCTTCTGGTAGATAAAATTGACCTTGATATACCACTGCCATGTCACACTCCTAAAGCCGTAGCTATCTGTTGATGAATGGTCTGGTGAACACCAATCCAGTCATAGAAATCTTCTTCCACATTCCAGTCACTGTCGAGCAATTGGAAGGGATTATCCAAGCCTAGAACACTTGCCAGACGCTGATGCTCTTGATTGTGCACAAACAGCCAGTCATCCAAGTTATCGTAGTCAGCATCTGTCAGTGGATACTTCTGCACAGCAATACCGTTGTCTCCCAAGATTTCGTAGAACAACTGGTGCTGTACACCGTTTTCAAACAAAAACTCTCCCAGTCCGTCTTTGTCACCGAACTTTACGTATGAGAGGGCTTCCATGTTCAAGATTTGTCTGCCTTTGCATCTAGCTTGTTGAAGATTTGTTTGAGAATATCTTTGATTTCAGAGATGTCAGAGCGGTAATCATCTTTTGCCACATATTCTTTAGGTAGTTCATTTATCTTGTCCTCCAGTTTCTGTATCTGTCTTGTCGTGTTGTTGAAGACATAGACAGCGAGAAAGCCAGCAATGCTGACCACGATGTTGAAGATTTGTTGGTTATCCATGTCAGACAGCGTAGTACGGGACTTTTACTACCACCCCGTTAAGGTTGACTTGCATGAATCCAGCAGGTTGCAGAGGCAAACTTGCTATGCCGAATGTTGCTGTAGTTGTCGTATTCCCTGTGAAGTTGAACACAGCAGCGTTGGTAGTTCCACCAAGAATGGTGACGTTTGCTAGTGTCAAGTCACCAACATTTGTAACTGTGCTACCAAGGGTCAGGGTAGTGTTACCCAACACCACATTTGAATTCTGTAAGTTACTATTACCTATAGCAATAGTGACGTTAGAAGCACTTGTCAGTCTGCCTTGTTGGTCTACGGTAAAGGAGGCTACGTTTGTAGCACCACCGTATGTACCTATAGTCACAGCAGTGTTGGCAAGAGATACAGTTCCTGTAGAGGTTATAGGGCCACCTGTGAGGCCTGTACCTGTAGCTACGTTGCTGACATAGATAACCTCAGAGTTATCTACTTTCTGCCACACAGAGCCGTTAAACACACACCAGTCACTTACTACCCAGTCTGTGATGCCGTTAAGGTTGGTAGAGCCAGAAACAGACACAACATAGTAGTCTCCCTTCGTACCTACGCTAGAGGTAAGGGTAGGGTCGTTGGTAGCGGCATCCCACGTACCTTTGTAGTTAAGTGCGCCTACAACATTGAGGGAGGAACTGACTGTTTTTAACATGGTTTACCTCACAGGCCATCACCGCAAGTCACGTAAATAGTTGCATTTCCACTTGCTGTTACGCCTGTAAAAAAAGCGTTGGGCACGAAAGAAAGAATCTCATCTGTACCTGGTAACAGTGGAATAGATGTGCCTGTGGTAGTAATGACTGCGGCATTACTGTTTGCACTAGCACCATCTGAGCCATATCCTAGAAAGACAGTAACAGAACCAGCATTGATGATGCGGTACTGATTACCACCAAGCGTGGTAGATACGGCTTGTACAGCAGTAGGTGCTGTTGTAGCCGCTAGGAATGTGACAGTGTTACCTGTCCTTGTAAATGCTTGAATTCCCATTATGTGTTGCTCCAAGGAACTCCTGTGGCAGTCACAGGATTCTTCTTCATTTCAATCTGAGCCGCTAGAGCCGCTTCTGTTGTGTCCTTATTCACACCATTAGCCCAAATCCAACCCAACACAGTTTCTTGTGTCAGGTCGGCATAGTCCACGGTGGGAGTGCCATCAGACCATGAGCAGGTGTTAACAATAGAGGCTGAATGCTCTCCATCTACTGTTGTGGCTTGCCAGTGGGCAGTGGTTACAAATCCATCAGAGGTTTGACGGTCAAGTTGGGAGATTGTCCAAGTAGTTGTCATTTATGCCACCTTAACGATAATTTTTGCACGACCATCTTGTTCAATGGCGATGACTTTACCAACAGCTTTCATGTAGTTAGCCAGCGTCATGTCTGCTTCGTTGACTGCTTCACCTTTGATTGCGCCATTGTTGTTGACTGGAACGATGTACTGACCAGCAGTTGCACCTGTGACGTTGACAGGCACTTGACCAGCAAACGCAATACGGTCAACAGTTTGTCGTGCGGCTTCTAATGCAGCTTCATATGCATCTTTTTCTGTTTGTGCAGCTTCTTCGTTTGGTCTTTGACCAAGAACATCCACAGAACCCCAAGTATCGCCGCCAACATATGAGGGGTCTGTTGACTTAACAACAAACGACACAGCATCAGCAAATACATTGGTCAGCTTTCCATTTGCATCAATGCCTACTACATCACCTTTGGCAATATTGAAATTACCTACTTTTGTCATGTACTCGGCATAGTCAGCACCTGATGCGTTTACAGTACCACCAGCATTTATAGAGCGTGAAGTAGCATTGTTTTTTGATATTTCTAAAACACTTGCGGCAACATTAAACCCGTAAGCACTTCCCTCGTAAAAGTTTGCTGGGTAACTTTCGCCAGCTTGAAACTGAAATCTTGCCGTTACGCCGCCTTTTGATAATTTGTGGCTTGCTGTTGCATTTGAGCTTAATGCAATAAAGTTACCGTCGGAGTCGATACGGGCTTTTTCAGAACCATCTACACCAAACTTTAGTGCTGTTCCACCCTGTACAGTCCAGTCAAATACGCCAGCACTAAACAAACTTAATGTTGGTGTACCGCCTCCTGTGGCATTTATTCTGGCGATAGGAGCAGTTGCTCCAACTTCAAAATTTAGCGTTGAACTGGATGTTGAAGTAACCCCAACTAAAAGCCGCCCACTCGCATCCAGAGTCATTGCTTGGGCGAAGCTGATTGTGTTCCCTGCTGTGCCTGATGCAGCGTTGAACCAGTAGTGCACACCTGCAGCTTGCTGATATTGCGTTGCATTTGTGCTCGCGATATATGTCCAAGCTGTGCCATTATGGAATGCGTTGGCAGACAGTGCTACTTGGTTTTCTGTGTTTGTACGACCATTGACAGAGCCACCATTACCGACTTGAGTCGCTCTGTATGTGCTCCCCCAAGCACTAGGCGTAACACCAAGACCCATGTTGCCAGCACTATCAAGGCGCATAGCCTCCGCACCGCCTTCAGAGAAAGCAATAGTGTCAGCCGCAGGAAAGAAAATGCCAGTGTTGGTGTCGCCTGTAGTGGTGATAGCAGGTGCTGCTGCTGTTCCAGCGGGAAATATAGCAGGGCTAGTAACAGTCACATTACCACTACTGATAGTGACGTTTGTGAGCGTCACATTACCAAAAGAAGTTACTGTGTTACCTAGCTGTACAGCGGTATTACCGATAGTAACAGGGGTAGCAAAGTTGGTGTCTAGTTGCGATAACGGGATTGCCGAAGTCGCAGTACCGAAAATATTAGGAACAGCCATGTTAGAACCTCACTCTCAATTCATGTTCAAACTCAATTGTGTTTACGGTAAGTGCAGGGTCATTAGAGGTCATCGTCAAACCCAAATACTTACCATACTGTTGTGCATCTGACTTGTACAAGGCATACCCCGCACTCGTCAACCAGCCTATTGTCGTAGAAGAATTGTTCACCCACGTAAGCGTAACATTCTGATTGTTAAACCAAGTCACACTGTTGTTAAGGGTGTACACAGGGCTAGAACCACTCTCACTATCCACGGTTACATTGAACGTACCACCTGTAGTAAGAGTAGCCTCAATACCAAACTTTAAAGCCTGTTTGGTACGGATAGGGTCACGCATAGGGGACAGAGAAGTCTGTATTTCAGAAGCCACATTTGCAGTCGCATCCCCGTACAAGCGGAAAAGTGCTGTGTCTGTCACACCGTAGAGATTAATCAAGCCACCAACAGGGGCAGAAGAAACGTACCGCAACGCACCCTGGCTGGTGATAAACCACTTCTTCTCAAAAAACACGCACTGTACAAACCTGTCTCCTGTAGTGATAGGGAGAGTAGGCAATAGGTAGAAGTTAAAAGCCGCACACAGGATGTTGTTGAGCAAGACTTGACCAGCAGTTACAGGCTTGGTGAAGTCGATGTAGGGGAAAATACCATCAAGTTGGTCAGAAATCTTGCTTGTTGTTGAGCCTACAAGGGCATAAACCCCGTAGTTATTCATGAACAAAACAGAGCGGAAATAAGGGAAAACAGCGTATTTCAGCTTGCTACCAACAGACGCAGACACGTTTGTGTTGGTAAACAGGGTATCCCCTGTATTTGTCACCCGCACATCTGAGAAGACGTTAATGCTGTCTTCACCGTAGATGTACAGGAAGTTGTTGGCAGACACCATGTGCTGGATATTGCCACGCAAGGTGGAATCAGAAATAGTCTCAGCACCAGCAGAAACAGAAGTGAAGTCGGTAGGGCTGGTAGCAGAAGAATAGGTAACTGTACGCCCTGTAGAAATCCAGACACGACCAGAGAAGGTAGCGACACTGGATATTTCTTCTAGGTTAGGCACACCTATCACAGTGGCATTTGCGTTTCCTGAAAGTGTAGGTGGAGCAGCTATCGTGACAGTTGGGACACTTGTGAAGTTATTCCCCACATTTGTCATGATGACTTCTGTAACAGCGTTACCAAACACAATAGCTGTGGCAGCGGCATTAGCACCGCCTCCACCCGTGATAGTCACAGCGGGAGGAGAAGCAGGGTCATAGCCAGAACCACTATTGGTTACCTGTATGAAGAGTGCGCCTTTGGTGAACGTCAGCAGTTGGGCAATAGCGTTAGCACCACTACCACCCCCGCCTGTGATGGTTACTGTAGGTGCGGCTGTATATCCACTACCACCATTGGTAACAGAAATAGCAGATACCGCATTTGCTGTGATAGAGGCTTCTGCCGTAGCTTGTGTACCATTTGTCTGGTTGGGAGCAGAGATAGTTACTGCTGGCGCAGAGGTATAGCCTGAACCTCTGGCAGTCAAACCTATCCTGCCGACACCACCAACGTTGAGCAGGTCAGTTCCATCCCAAGTAAAGAGTCCTTTATTAGGGTCACCTATAAATACTTCTTCATTCTTCCACTGGGCGATAGATACATTGGCAGACGAGAACGTGCCTGTCACACCGACATTGCCAACAGTGCCTGTATCTATGATTACGTATTGCGCTCTACCGTCTTCTTGGAAGGCCAACAGATAGTCAGATAAGCCAAGATTGGTGTTGGATAGGGTAGTTACTGTGTTTCCAAACGAGATAGCGTTATTACCACCATCTTTGAATGTGACTTGAGCAGGGACAATCTTGATGTTTCCAAACCCGATAGGCATGGCATTCTCAATCCAAGAAAACTCCTCGTCATCAATAGCTGTCCTGTTGGACTTGGTGTTTAAGCCCTTGAAGTTCTTATAGACAGCATAAGATTTCTTTTGCTCTGCTGCTGCCATGATTAGAAGGTAGAGTAGGGGTCAGGGATTCTGCGTGTGTACACAGAGTTCAACACCGCTTGGATTTGCTTGGCATACTCTTGCTTGTATATCTCAGCTTCTCCATAACTCTGTTCTTTGTACTTGGCTTTGTAAGCCGCATAAAAAGCTACAGGGGTGGTGTAGGGGTCTTGAATCTGGTCGTTAGCGTTAGGCGTGTTCAAACTTAACGCAGTAGGCAAGATAGTGCTATCTATCTCTACGACATACGACTGGTCAGGGACAGGGCCAACGTAGATGGTGTTTTGTCCGTAAACAGAGAAACACACGGGTCTGCCGACATAGTTTTGCCAGTAACGCAGTTGAGCGTTGAAGTTTGACCAGGGCAGATACCGCAGTGGAATACGGCTGTTACCCCAGTAAACGTTGACGTTCAGGATGTCGAGTGTTGTGCCAGTAGCAATAGTGGCATAGGGGATAACTTCCGCAGGGCCAGAATATTGCAGACTGGCTGTGCCATCTGTAAAAGGGGTAGAAGGTGGGAAAGTGTAGCCAGAAGCGGGATAAGGTGGAGGTGTAGTACTGAGAACACCACCAGTTACCACTTCATAGATGAAGATGTTGTTGAATAAGAACTGACCCGCAGTAACAGTAGCACCCGCAGTCCAAACGGTTGCGGGTACTCCTGTACTAGAAATTGGGGTGGCAGTAATTTGCAGGGTACGTAAGCACCCAGTATCTCTCGCTACTCGCTCACGGGCATCGTTGATGTAGTCCGTTAGCTCCGAGGTTGACCAGAAGACAGAGTTTGCATCATGCAATAACCGCTGTACTTCCGTGATGTAGGAAGAGAGAGTTGCCATGTTACCTTCATGTTATGCAACCCTCTGATTGACCTTTCCCCCAACGGATTTCTCAATCCGTAAGGGTACTACGCCAACCGCCGAGGGTAACGAGCGGTTCTTTGTTGGAGGCTCTGAAGAAATATATACCTTCTTCAGATTCTCCATTGCTTCTTCAAGTTCGCTGTGAAGTCGTATCATGCCCAACTGGACTAGATACTTCTCCTTGTCCTCATCTCCGTAACCAAGCATGTGCATGGCAGCAGGGACAGTCAATTCAACTGTCTTGCCGACAGGAAACTCATAACCGACATAGTGGTACTCAGCGTACAAGTCTTTGTCGGTATTGTTGGTTACATAAACGAGGTCTGTCATAGTGTTACAACGTCACCGTACACAGTAATATCAACAGTGTTGTTTGCTGCTGCCGCTGTATTTACACACACAAACAAAGGACTTGTATAGATTT